CTTTTAAGTTATTCTGCCATTGTTGTAGGGCTAATTGTTATAATTATAATATTTTATTTAAACTACAAAATGCTTAATAATTAAGCAAAAAACGACCGATTTTAAGAGCCGTCAGCGCGTATTTTAAATGACTTATGAGCTTTACTACCAGACAAAAAACAACTAGAATAACGTTAGTTAACTTTAAAATCTTGTAAGGAGTAAAATATGAGAAAACGTATGAAGTCAAAAGGCTACGCAAAAGGTGGAGCTAAAATGATGAAAGCTATGCGTGGTAGAATGATGGCTAAGGGTGCTGCTAAAGGTAAAGTGATGAAAGCTATGGGTGGTAAAATGGCTAAAGGTTATGCAAAAGGTGGAACAAAAAAAGCACCACCAATGACTTTAGCACAACTTAGAGCTGCAGCTCGAAAAATGGGTAAAAGAATAGTTTAATATTTTACTTGCTATGTGGTATTTAATCTTTATGATGGGGTATGGCTTATTTAATAAGTAACATACCCTATTTCAAAGTTTGGGTACGAAAAGAATTTACTCACAATCACAGAAAATATCACGGAGAGTTTATACACGGACTTGCTGTAGCTGTTACAAGCATACCTGACAGATGTTTAAGTTTTCAAGTTATATTTACGGGTTGTGAAGACGAAGAGAATAGACTTGAGAATCCCCACGGTGGAGCTATGTGGGCACGAATGCCTATTACTGCTCTTGTTGCAGATGAGCCTTTAGATACATTTCCTTCCCCCATACAAACTCATCTTGCACAACCGTGGGACTGCTCAGCTAGAAATTTTGAAGTAATTCAATTTGACAGGACATCGTCAAGTCCTTGGCTTTGTAAAATTGACGGAGAGTTTTACCCGGGTCAATATTATTTTACAATTGATTATACAGGCTCTGAAATAGCGGATGATCCTGCTCAACACAAACAGTCTCATTTATTACAACTTACAGATGGTCCTTGGAAAGGTTGCATTGTTGCTCTACCAAACAACAGAGTAAGGGTAACGTCGCCAGCTATGTGGGTCACGGGTAACGGACCACCTGATTTTGTACCCAGTCAATGGAAACACTGTGCGGAAAGCGATGATAGTTATATGGATTGGGAAAAAACTTTTGACAATCTATATGCTAAAAATGAAGAATCTGAATGAAGCTATACTTTATTGTCCTAAAATATTTGACAAAAAATGGTGTGATCATTTAGTTAAATATGCTGATCTTGTTTGCACACAAAAAGGCAGAGTTGTAAAAAAAAATAAAGAGAATGATCGAAAAGTTTTTGTTTATGGTTTAGGCACAGATAAACAAGAAAGTATGTATAAAGCACATATCTATGAAACTATATCAACAGTTCTAAAAAAATATAAAGACAAATTTAAGTTTTTAAGTGATCTTGAGATTACCGATGTTGATTTGTTAAAGTATCCAAAAAATCATTTTTATAAAGCCCACGTGGACAATTCTATAACGACACCAAGAACATTATCTGTAATAATAAATTTAAATCAACAATACATAGGGGGGGAGTTGTTTTTTTGTGATCAGGGTGAAAATTTAACAAAGACATATGAACTTAAAACAGGAGATCTAATTATGTTTCCTAGTAATTTTTTATTTCCACACGGAGTCTTACCAATTATACAAGGTGTAAGGTATAGTATTATTACGTGGTTGAAATGAATAAAGAGTATTTAAATAATAAACACTACCTTGTTAATGAAAGAGGTAATATTATATACACCAAAAGTTCAAATCGACCTGTATTTATTCCTTTTGAATATAGAAAATACTATGAAAATTATAAAAAATAAAAAATCTTTTGAAGTAACTGATTTTGTTATAGATAAAAAATATGCATACAAACAATATACTCGTAACGATGAAGAAACGGGCAGAACTTACAATGTTAATCAAAATAAAATACCCTCGGTAACCACTATCCTCTCAGCTACACAAAGCGAAGAAAAGAGAAAATCTTTAGATGCTTGGCGAGAACGTGTAGGATATCAAGAGGCAGCACGGATCACGGCCCAAGCTGCACGAAGAGGAACAGAAATGCATTATGTTTTAGAACAATACTTGAATGGAGTAGGTTATCTAAATTTGTCCAAAGACGGCAGTTTACCACGAATGATGGCTCATACTATTGTAGATAATCTTGACCAATTTAGTCGGGTATACGGAACAGAGGTTAGTTTGCATTATGAGGATCAGTGGGCAGGATCGAGTGATGCTGTAGGTGTTTACAACGATAAGCCTACAATAATTGATTTTAAACAATCTAACAAACCTAAAAGAGAAGAATGGATTGAGGATTACTATTACCAAATAGCAGCCTATGCTCTTGCTCACAAAAAAAACTTTGGTGACATAAAGCAAGGTTTGATTTGTGTTTGTACAAAAGATTTATTATATCAAGGGTTTTTAGTCAATGAAAAATTATTAGCAGAGTACGAAAAGAAATGGTTTGCAAGAGTAGATAAATATTACAAAAAAAAGGGGATATGAAATAAATCAAATCCCCTTAAAGCCTTTTAGACTTCATAGACAATTTATATAATAACAATTTATTTTTTGGGTGCAAGTTTTTTTTATAAAAACTCAAGTATTTCTTCGCCTAAAGTTTGAGCACTTATTTTAAATTTTTTGTTTAAAGATTTAAGTATAAATTCATCAATTGTGTTCTTTGCAATTATGTCAATATAAGTCACTTTGTTTTGTTGACGTATTCTATGTGCCCTATCTTCAGATTGTTGTCTCACTTCTAAATCATATGAGTTGCTAAAATATATTACAGTATTCGCTGCAGTCAAATTAAGACCATAACCACCTGTTGTAGGATTACCAACAAAAAATTTGACGTGTTTGTTTTCCTGAAAATTAACCACGGCTGACTGTCTTTCTTCCACGGATACAGCTCCGTAAACAGAAACTGTTGACATAGCACCGTATTTTTTTTTCAGAGTTTCTATTATTTTTTCTATACTATGAATGTAGTTGGCCCATATAATTACTTTTCCCTCAGTTTCATCTAATATATTAAGTAACTCATCTAGTTTAGGATTACTCAACTCTTTTTTTATACCTTCATCTGTGGCTAAATACCCACAACACACTTGATGTAATTTTAATATTTCTGTTAGCTTATTTGTATACGATGCTTCTTTGTCTTCAAATATTGTGCGGGCATATGCTTTAAGATCCCTATATACCTCTAGCTGATCCGCGCGTAAATCTATGTATCTTTTTTCATAAATCTTATCAGGTAAATCAAGACAGTCATTTTTTTTTACTCTATACGAAAATTTTTTTAATTTATCTTCAAGCTCTCCTAGATTAATGTAGTATAACGGTAAAGATATTTGTTTGCCTGAAGACATACCAACTGTTTGCATTACACAATACCTAGCTCTAAAAGCATAATAATTTGTAATTTCCAAAAGCGAAGGGTTTAAAAATGCACATTGAGAATATAAATCAAGAGGAGATTTAGTTACTGGCGATCCAGTAAGAATCCTTTTGTATTTTATTGGTCTACATATTTTTGTAATTGTTTTTGTTCTTTTTGCACTTCTATTTTTTATAGTGGTAGATTCATCTACAATCACGAGCATAGTGTCTGCATACTCTTGAATAATATCTTTTATAGCTTTTTCTCCTGACGTCCTCGAGAAAGCTTCTATATTAATTAAAAAGAAAGTTAACTCTTCACTTGTTCTAATAAACTTTTTATCTCTTTTATGAATTAAAACTTTTGAAGGTACAGGACAATGTGTTTTTATTTCGCTTTCCCAATTACGATATACAGAATTTGGAGCTACGACTAGTACGACATTGACTTTTTCTAAGGTGTATAAATAAGCAGCATTATCAATACTTACTTTTGTTTTTCCTGTGCCCATTTCCATAAAATAGGCATAATTTATTTTTTCAGCACCTTTAACTAAAGCAACACGTTGATGCTCATACGGCTGTGTTTTGTAGCTATATCCCATTATATTATAATTGTATATAAAATATTTGTTGACAAGTCAAATATAAATTATTAATACTGTCAATAGGAAAGGAGGTCCTATGGACTTAGAAGCAGAATCTACCCGAATCAAGGTAGACACAGATGTCACTAGCGACATCGCAAAATCTTGCAATAAGTTATTGGAGCTTCAGGAACAAATGAAAAAATGTGAAGCACATTTAAAAACACTTCAAGATGAAGAACGTTTGCTTTCTGAGCAAGAAATTCCAAACTTAATGCAAAATGCTGGCATATCAATGTTAAAATTAGCAGATGGATCGTCTGTTGATATAAAACCTTTTTATGCTGCCAAAATTCCTGTATCTAAAACTGATGAGGCATTTCGATGGCTTCGTGATAATGGATTCGGGGACATAATAAAAAACAATGTCACTGTCACTTTTGGTAAATCAGAGGATAATGCAGCACGTGTTATGTATGAAGATTTTAAAGCGGCAGGACTTAATGTAATTCAAAAAGAAAAAGTGGAATCATCAACACTTAAAGCATTTGTTAGAGAACAAATTGAAAATGGTCGTGATGTTCCGATGGATCTTTTTGGAGTATATGTTGCTAACAAGACTAAAATAAAAGGAGAAAAATAATTATGAACCAAGTCGCAACGAAAAAAGAAAATGCAGTGCAAGCAGTATCTGCTCTTGAAGAATTTGCAGGACAAGGTGCTGAAAATATTACAGCTCGTGATATCAAGCTTCCTATTCTAAAAATTCTATATGCAAACTCACCTGTGCTAGATGAAAGTAGTGGTAAGTTTAATGAAAAGGCAAGACAAGGCGATATCTATAATGAAATTACCGGGTCGCTTTATAAAGGTAAGGACGGTATCCTTGTGGTGCCCTGTTTGTATGTTAACACTTTTAACGAGTGGAAGGACAGAGGTGACTCTCCAGGAAGACCTATTGCAATACATACAAACCCTGAAATACTACGTGAAACGAGTCGTGGTGATGATGGCAAAGATAGATTACAAAATGGTAACTATGTTGAAGACACAGGTAATCATTTTGTCTATATATTAAACAAAGATTATGAACCTATTGAAAGTGTTGTAATAGGTATGAAATCTACACAAAAGAAAAAATCAAAGTTATGGAATTCTATGATTCAATCAAGAAGAATGAAAGGTAAAAATGGTTTTTTCTGTCCTCCTTCTTGGGCAACGACTTACAAACTAACCACAACCAAAGAGTCCAATTCACAAAATTCTTGGTATGGTTGGGTTATTGAGTTTGACAAAATCATAGCTGACTATGATAAAACTTTACAAGTGACGAAGGATTTTTATGAAAGTGCAAAATCCTCTGAAATATTTGGTAAAGTAGATTTTGGTCAAGAAAATGCAATGAATGAGTCAAAATCGCCCTCTAAAGAAAATGAAATTGAAGACGATACTCCTTTCTAATGGAGGACAAACTCTTTAAACTATTTGAGGGTGACAACTCTCGTTATCTCAAGTCCTCCCTAACAGGGGAGGACGATGAGAGAGGTAAGAAGTCAGCTGAATACATCACGGTTCACGAGCCAGTGACAAGCAATCTATGGCGACAACATCTTGATGGTAAAATAAGATTAGGTCTTAAACCTGAAAAGGACGATCAATGTAAATGGGGGTGCATAGATGTAGACCCAAATAATTACAAAGATTACTCCGAAAAAAAATACGTAGAAATTATTAAAAAATACAAGCTTCCATTTGTGCCTGTGAAATCAAAATCAGGCGGTTTACACATTTTTGTATTCTTTAATGATTTTGCTGACACAAACAAAGTATTAAAAAAACTATCAGAAATAAATCAACAATACTTTCTTGCACAAGAAATTTTTCCGTGTAACAAAGCCGTTAATATGCCTTATCATAATTTTAATGCATCAATGGAATTTGCATTTGATGATAATAATACACCCGTTTTAATTGGTAAATTTATTGAGTTAGCTGAACAAAAAACTATTAGTCCACAAGATTTTTTTAACTTTAAAGTTGTTGAATATGAGGCAGAAACACAATGGAGTAATTACCCACCTTGTGTCCAAAAACTCATACAAGAGGGTTGGAGTGGCAATAATAGAAATAATTTTTTATTTAATGTGTTAGTTTTAGAGTCAAAAAAAGATCCAGCAATATCTGTACAACAACTCGAGCAAATTGCTATAAACAGAAACAATCAAATATTTAGCACTCCACTACCGGCATCAGAAGTTATAGCACTGGCTAAATCTGTGTCAAAGGGTGGATACACTTTTCAATGCCCACCTAAACATCCTGAGTATCAACCAATATGTAACAAAGATCTCTGTAAAACAAGAAGTTTAGGCATTGGTGATGCTGTGCCAGATATTATTGATCATTTTGAAAATATAAAATATATACAAGTTACAAACAACATCTGGTATCAATTTGATTACAAAGGGCAGCACGTAAGTGTCACACCAGAAGATATGAAAGATGAAAAATCTTTTAGAGTGAAATTATTAAGACATAGAGTTTATTGGTTGACGTTACCAAAACCAAGAAAGGGACCTAGCCCTTTTGAATTATTAATGAAAAGTATTGTTGAGCGAGCTGAAGAGAGTTTGGAACACACTTATGCTGATACTCTTGAAGAAGAGAGATACTCTGTTCTAAAAGATTTTTTTGAATCGCACATAGAGCAAGATAAGTTTGATAAATTAAAAGACGGTTATGTTGTACTAGATAGTAAATCTAATGTATGTTATTTTAAAAAATTGACATTAGATAAATTTCTAAAAAAGAATGCTGCGCGGATGTTTAATACTACCGCTGATGCATTGAGGATGCTAAACTGTGAAAGAAAAGATTATCACGAAGGAGAGAAAAACGTATGGTCAGTAGAGATGCCTAACTTTGTAAGTCACCAAGCAATAAAAACAAAACCAAAAAACGATGTAAGTGAGATGGACGATGGATACCACACAAACAAATTTAGATCTCCAAAAACATAAAAGTATTCACAAGAAAACAATAAAAATATTTGGCCCACCGGGTACAGGTAAAACTTACACATTAATAGAGAGAGTTTTAAAAAAATATCTTGCAAATGGCACTCATCCTAAAGACATTGCTTTTATATCTTTTACTAACAAAGCTGTTGACACCGCAAGAGATAGAGCCCTAGCTGCATTCACACAATATACAATTGACGATTTTCAGAGGTTCAAAACTTTACATAAATATTGCAGAAGATATTTTGAAGAAGAAGTTTTTGATCCTAAAAATTGTATGTTGGATTATGCATTACAAGCTAGAATTATAAAAACATCAGACAGTCGTTTATCGGATGATAATTTTACTTACAAAGATTGGTCATTAGGTGTTTATGATAAATCACGTAATATGTGTGAAGACCCCATATTAGTTTACAAAAAAGAATCTTACAAACGAGACTCACTTGATGTGTTTTTACGAAAAATTAAAACATATGAAAATTATAAAAAAAATTCTTTTATAGATTTTACCGATATGATTGAGAGAGCTATTGATGAAGTAAATTTTCCACCGCTAGAAATTTTAATTCTTGATGAAGCTCAAGACTTTACCCCGCTGCAATGGTCAGTAATTTACAAAATATCTCAAAATGCAAAAAAAATATATTTAGCAGGTGATGATGATCAAGGCATATACAAATGGAATGGTGCTGATCCCGCATATTTCACAACTTATTTTCCAGGCAGAAAAGTAATTTTAAGACAGACCCGTCGTTTTGGTGAGGCAATACATCATTTCTCACAAATCATTAGGCGCGGCATATTAGATAGTGTAGAAAAAGATTACGAAGCCTTACAAAAAGAAGGGACAGTCAAACGGTATCTTAATTTTAATGAGGTGCCTATAGGTAAATTACCGGGCACTTGGTATATTCTTGGACGGGTAAACACAACAGTTAATGAATTAAGAATGTGTGCTAAAGATGCAGGACTATATTATGGAGATAATAGAGGCAACCGTTCTTTTGATGTGAACCAATGGCAAGCTATAAGATCGTGGACAAAAATAAACAAGGACAAAAAAATAAACAAAAAAGAAGCTGAAAATATGTTCAAATATATCAGGCAATTAGCTGATTTGTCTTATAGAAGAGATAAATTTTGGACAGGTTTACCAGACTATCAGGAGTATGATTTTAAAGGTTTGAAAGAATGGTGTGGTTTAGATCTAGATGATGACTGCAAATCAAAACCTTGGTGGGAGATATTACAAAGAAATTTTAAACCTGAGCAAGTCACTTATTTTATAAGATTGCTACAAAGATACGGTGCTCGTCAGTTAAGTGCTGAACCACAAATTATTATTGACACTATTCATTCTGTAAAAGGTGGAGAAGCAGATAATGTTCTTATTTATTCTAAAACTAACTGGCCTAGTGCTTTCTTAAATAAAAATACAAAAGAAAAATCTGATGAAAAACGAGTATATTACACAGGAGTGACTCGTGCAAAAAACACTTTACATATTTTGTCAACAGATTATAAATATAATTATCCCATAGGTACGGACTATTTAGTATACTTACAGGAGAAAAAATGAGTCCTTTTTTTGAAGAAATAAAAGCTGGTCAATTCTTTCACCCTAAATTAGATGATTTAATATGGAATCCAGAGACAGAGTGGATTGATTATTTTAATTTTACAGCTTGTCTTGTCCCACACGAACTAGTAATGAAAGATTACTTCTACAGTTGGCTTTATGACAGACACCCATTTAAAGCTGGGATTCTAAAAATGGAAAACAAAACTATGTATAATTGGCATACCGATACTAATAGAGGTGTTTGTGTAAATATGTTAATACAGACACCAAATACTTCTTATACTTTTTTTAGACATACTCCGGACGTATCTCACTCTATTTTTGAATTACAGTATTTTCCAGGCACAAGATATTTATTTAACAATCAGAAAGAACATATGGTTGTTAATTATGACGGACCACGTTTTGTTCTTACAACAGAATTTTTAGAAGATAAAAATGAATTAACGTATACTAAATTGTTAAATGAAATTAAAGAAAAATTTAAATAATTTGTGGGACAGAGGCGGCTCGCATTATCAAAATTTTAAGATACAACCCGCGCAGTTTATTAATAAAAACAGATTACTATTTGCAGAGGGTAATGTAATAAAGTATATTTGTAGACACCGTAATAAAAATGGAAAAGAAGATCTGGAAAAAGCTAAACATTACATTGATATGATTATAGAGAGAGATTATGAGTAACGAATATCCATATCTAAAAAAGTTTATATTACCAACGGATATTTTTGATGAACTAAAATTAAGAATATCTCAAGTAGATCGTACAAATAAAAAACTAAAATGGAATATGCATTTAGCGGGTAACATAAGAGATGAATATGTTTTAGATGCAGACTTTCCTGAATTATATAAATTTTTAGATAATTTTATATTTGAAAAACAAAATTTGCGGGATTATGTTCTTAGGCAAAAAATAAAGGCAGTGCAAAAAGAAGCTCCTGTTTCTTTGTATTTGGCTAACTTATGGGTCAACTTTATGAAAAAACACGAATTTAATCCTGTGCATAAACACTTTGGTGTATTTTCTTTTGTAATATTTGTTAAAGTACCTTTTGTTTTTAAAGATCAAGCAGAGATTGGTCCAGGCAAAGAGTCTAATTCTAACTCTGTCGGTGCTTTAGATTTCATACACATAGGTTTGGATAATGAGATACACTCCACGACAAAGTTAGTTGATAGAACTTATGAGGGTACGGGTTATATATTTCCTGCCAATTTATGTCATACAGTTTATCCTTATTATGAGATAGATGACGAAAGGGTTACAGTATCAGGTAATTTATTCTTTGTTGGCAAATCTCCACCAATGGAGGATGTGCAATCCGCTAATCCTGATCAACCTATTTTAACATCTACAGGTGAAATTATTAAAAATGACTAGTCTTCAGCTAACATTTAATTTTAAAAAACACATTTGGTCTGCCCCGAGTGAGTACAAAGACTTGTCAGAGGCAGATGAAATTGCAATAGATTTAGAAACTAGAGACGAAGGTATAAATAATGGATTAGGAGCTGGTTGGGCAACAAACCAAGGAGAGATAATTGGCTTTGCAATTGCTACTGAAGGGTGGCAGGGCTATTATCCTTTCGGCCATTTCGGTGGAGGTAACTTAATAAAAGAGCAAGTATTGCAATATATGAATGACATTTGTTCGTTACCTTGCCGAAAAATTTTTCATAATGCTCAATATGATGTAGGGTGGCTGCAAGCGTACGGTATGGAGGTAAAGGGTGAGATAGTTGATACTATGATTGCTGGAGCCTTGATTGATGAGAATAGATATACGTATAAACTTAATGCTTTAGCCAAAGACTATCTTGGAGAGCTAAAAGCAGAAACAGATCTGAATGAAGCGGCCAAATCTCACGGAGTAGATCCTAAACAAGAGATGTGGATGTTGCCAGCTGAGCACGTTGGCTTTTATGCGGAACAAGATGCACGGCTCACGTACCTATTGTGGCAAAGATTTAAACACGAGATACACCAGCAGAATTTAGAGACTGTTTGGAATCTTGAACGAGATTTACTACCAACTTTAATTAAAATGCGTATGAACGGCATAAAAGTCGATGTCGAAAAAGCTGAAATGCTGCGCAATGACTTTATAGAAAAAGAAAAAAAAATACTTGTAAGAATAAAAGCACTTGTTGGTAAAGACATTGATATTTGGGCAGCACGTCAGATAGGTTTTGCTTTTGATAAATTGGGTATTGATTATCCTAAAACACCAAAATCTGGAGAACCAAGTTTTACACAAAATTGGTTAGTAAATTCTGATCACGAAATATCAAAATTAGTAGTGCAAGCTAGGGAGATAAATAAATTTCATAATACTTTTCTCAACTCAATAATGAAATACGAACATAAGGGCCGTATTCACGGAGAAATAAATCAACTGCGATCAGACTCTGGTGGCACTGTTTCGGGTAGACTTAGTATGTCAAACCCAAATTTACAGCAGCTACCTGCAAGGAACAAGGACTTCGGTCCTTTAATCAGAGGCCTTTTTCTCCCTGAAGATGGGTACAGGTGGGGTTCTTTCGACTATTCTCAACAGGAACCTCGCCTAGTTGTACACTATGCAGCCAGTATAGGTGAAGGATATGAGGGGTCACAAGACTTGGTCGAGGCTTATACAAATGCTGATGCTGATTTTCATCAAACTGTAGCTGATCTGGTTGGTATAGATAGAAAACAAGCAAAAACAATTGGCTTAGGTCTAATGTATGGTATGGGTAAAAACAAACTTGCTAATATGTTAGGTGTTTCATTTCAGGAGGCACAAAATTTAATTGCAAAATATAACAGCAAAGCTCCTTTTGTTAAACAGTTATCAGATAGGTGTATGCAAAAAGCAAATGGTGAGGGTGTTATAAGGACAAAACTTGGTAGAAAATGTAGATTTGATATGTGGGAGACAAAAGATTTTGGCATACATACACCGGAGACTTTTGAGAATGCCTCAGCAAAATATGGTGCGTCTAATATTAAGAGAGCTTTTACATACAAAGCTTTGAATAGATTGATCCAAGGTTCTGCTGCTGATCAAACAAAACAAGCTATTGTAACTTGCGCGAAAGAGGGATTTACACCACTATTACAAATACACGATGAACTGTGTTTTAATATAAGTGACGATAAGGATATTGAAAAAATAAAAAGTGCGATGGAGGGTTGTGTCAAACTTAAAGTGCCTAGTGTGGTTGACGTTGCTATCGGTAAGGACTTTGGTGAAGCTACCTAAACGTATTTTTTACTCTAGCGATATCTTGTAAAATTAGAGCTTTTTTAACAGCATCAATTCTACTTTCAATCTCTTTCATCTCAATGGTATATACTCCTGTTGACATCAACATTGTATTCCATTGATTTTCTAGAGCTTTTTTTTGAGCTACTAACTCTTCCATATTTATCTCCTTTATACTAGGATATAATATTTATGATATTTGTCAATATTTCTTGACTTATTGTAACTCGTTATATATATTTAGGATATGTTAGAATTAAAATGTAAATCGAAAAGACTTAGAAGTTTATTAAAACAAATTGACAATGTATTATCTGACGTAGAAACCTATGATTTTAGAGGACAACCTGTTGATGACAATGACATAGGTGAATTTGTTACAAAACTTAAAGAAATAAAAATAGAAAATCCAGAAAATAATGGCGTGTATACCATATTTGGCACAGACGTAGCGACAGCATTAGTCAATTCAGAGCTCTGGGCAAAGTATGGTAATGAGTAATCCTTACCTTCTTGAAACACCTGGTGTAATTAACTTCTCTGGTGGTAGAACGTCAGGATATATGCTCTATCACATATTGAAAGCTTATGATGGCAAGCTACCTGAGGATCTACCTGTGGTCTTTGCAAATACAGGTAAAGAAATGCCACAAACTCTTGATTTTGTACACGAATGTTCTGAAAAATGGAATGTCCCGATTGTATGGGTAGAATGGAATAATGAATGCGAACACGATTTAGATGTTGTCAACCATAATTCGGCTGCACGAAACGGTGAGCCATATGAAAAATTAATAGATAGTAAAAGGTTTTTACCAAACCCTGTAACAAGATATTGCACATCTTATTTAAAAATCAAAACTATGAGAGCATATTGTATGTTTCATCTGGGTTTTGAACATTGGATGTCTTATGTAGGTTTACGATATGATGAGCCACATCGAGTTGCACGTTTATCTAACAGGAATAAAAAAGAAAGATGGGAGACCGAAGCTCCATTGCATACAGCAAAAGTTACTGTCAAAGATGTATTTAACTTTTGGCAAAAAAATGATTTTGATTTAAGATTACCAAACATTGGTGGCAAAACACCGCAGGGCAATTGTGATTTATGTTTTTTAAAAGGTGCTAACACGATTAAGAATATTATGAAATCCGATCCTAAATTAGCTGATTGGTGGATAAAACAAGAGAGTAAAAAAATGGGCACCGGTAACGATCGTGCTGCATATTTTCGTAAAGATAGACCAAGTTATAAAAAATTATTAAAACACACACAGGATCAGCTTGAGTTGTTTGAGTTTGATCAAGCCACAGACACTTGTTTTTGTCACGATTAGAAAGGAGATACTATGGACGTAAAAGAATGGAAAAGTGTAGCTGTGCGAGCTGATAAGTATAAAATACTTAAAGGTTTGTGCAAGAAAAAATATAGGACACCCGGTGCTTTTGTTGAAAAGTTAATTGATGACTATATTATTTTTCAATCAAAAAAAGAGGCAATGTCTCAAAAAGATTACGTTAATTTTTTATTGGAGGACAAATGAATAAATTAAGATGGTCACCTTTTTTAGTTTATGTTGATAATAAACATTATGCCCCCGGTTTGCGGGATGATTCTTTGGCTCACGACGACTATACGAAGGGCATACATATATCTGTCCCAAAACACGTAGGCTTATTATTAGAAAAACATTTTGAATATGATGGTAAAAAAATGAAAGTCGTACATATACAAGATTGTGTCCATCACGATGAACATCATTATGTGTTTGCGCAGAGGAGGCAAGATGCTTGACCCACGGTTAGCCAGCTGCGAGCAACAAATGAACGATTATCGGCATCAAGCAAGAATGTTTAGAGTGAAAGGTGATATGAACAAAGCACTATGGTATGATAAACAGGCAGACTATTATGAAAATATGATCATAAATGGTCACTTACACGAACCACGATTTTAGTTATGGAATTTATAATTATATTTTTTTTAGAAGACGGCACAGAACACATACATAGTAAAGTTGATCATTGTGACTTCCAACAAATCTGGGAGTTAGTTGATAAGTACGAAGCAGAAACTGATGATGGTGTACGTGGGTGGGCTTGTTTTGATAAAAAAACATTTATGTTACGTGAAAAAGCAAAAAAAAGGTTAGGTATTGATGTTTGATTATTTTATATTGACAATATGGTTTGAAATAAACAACAAGTTATTTATGAAAACTTATGATCGTAATCTAGTAACAGATTGTGAAAAAGCGATCATAGAGTTGGCAGAAATATATGACGATCCACGTGTCCGCATTAAAAATATACTTTGTGAAAGCACAGAGATGTATGTAAAAAAAAAGAAAAATCCACCGTGGAAAAATAAAAAAAGTAATGAAAGGTATTTTGGTGATTAAATGGAAACTTTAATTTTAGGATTATTTGTAAATTTGTATACTTGGAGTAACGCTGATTTTTTTGTACAGAAAAATAATAATGACAGAAAATATACGTGTGAATGGGTTGACAAGGGATGGTCAAAAGCTAGCAAAGAGAATGCATCCATAACAATTTTTGGCTATACGAAATATCAACAAAAATGTTTAACCAAGGAGAAAGAATGAAAACATTTCCAATTTGTGAAGATTGCTTAGGCAATGGTTATGTAAAAATAGACACAACCAAACTAACAACTGTTGACAACACGACCACGTGTACTGTTTGTACCGGATCAGGTCATAAACCAGATCCGCGCGATAATTTAAAAAGCACAGCTCTAGCTAGTTTAGGTGATGAAACAGTATATTGGTGTTAGCTTACTTTTATCTATAATAATATTGTCTAGTTATAAATGGCACGGTACAGGACGACTGTATGATAAACGAAATCAATATTTTGTTACGTGTAGGTTGACTCAAGAAAAAAGAGTCGAACCTTTTTTTGGTGAAGATTCTATAAAATGTTTTTATACTTGCACTGATTTGGAAACTATGGTTATAACATCACATAGTGATTATATTTGTAATAAACAAATTATTGCGCCAAGAGGCGAGAAACGTGATTGGAGGGGTAGATGAATAATCAATACAATAAAATACC